GACGCGAAGTTCAAGGGAACCATCGCGTGGATGGACTTGGACGACGCCATTGCGAAGTGGCCCGATAAGAAAGCCGTCATCGAGGCCTCGTTCGAGATCGTCAGTTCGTCATCCGCCGAGACGCACGAGGACAAGCCGCGGTGGGTTGCGAACACGCAAGGGCGTAAGCGCATTCAGGTGCTGGAGCATCGCTACATTCGCAAGGGCCAATGGAGCCGCTGCGTAGTGGTCGCTGCCGGGTTCTTGGACGATCCCGCCGTGTCCGTCTACCTCGACGAGGAAGGCGAGCCGGTCAGCGACCTGGAGCTACAGGCGATGTACCGCGAGGGCGAGGACGGAACGCCTTACGGGGCGGTTCGTCGGTATCGGGATTTGCAGGACGACTGGAATAAGCGGCGCTCGAAGTCCACGCACTTGCTCAACACCAATCAGGTGCTAGCTGAAGAAGGGATGCTCGACGACGAGCAGAAGGCGGAGATCCGCAAGGAAGCCGCGCGCCCCGATGGCGTGATCTCGAGCCCGACCGGAGCCAAGCTCGCGATTCAGAAGAACCTCGATCTCGCTCAGGGGCACGTCCAGCTGATGATGCTGACCGGCGCCGCATTGGACGCGACCGGGCCGAATGCAGCGCTCGCAGGGCAGACCGGCGATCTATCGGGACGTGCGAAGCAGGTCGACCAGCAAGGTGGGTTGCTCGCGATCGACAAGCCGTTTGACTCGATCAAGCACTTGAAGCTGCGCGTCTATCGGCAGATCTGGCTGCGGGTCAAGCAATACTGGACGATGGAGACGTGGATTCGGGTCAGGGACGAGGAGCACTTGAAGTTCGTGGCGCTGAATCGCTCCACGACCAAGGGCGAGCTGGCAGCGAAAGCGCTGAACGGCCGCAAGGACCTCGCCGACGAGGCGAAGGCGCAAATCCTGACTCAGCTCGCGAGCGATCCGAAGTCCCGCGAGCCGGCGAAGGAGAACGACGTCGCAGAACTTGACATCGACATCATTCTCGACGAATCCCCGGACGTGGCGACGCTTCAGCAGGAGCAGTTCGGGTTGCTGGTGGAGATCGCGAAGGCGCGGCCGGAGGTTCCGTTCAAGACGCTCGTCGAGCTTTCGAGCCTGACGGCCGCGAACAAGCGGAAGGTGCTCGACCAAGACGCCGAGCCCGATCCGATGCAGCAGCAGATGGCCATGCTCAACGCGAAGATGGCCGAACTCGAAGTGCAGGGCAAGGAACTGGCGAACCTCCTGGCCGAGGCCAAGGTGCAGCGCGAAGTCGCTGCAACCTCGAAGGACGAAGCAGCGGCCAAGGAAACGGCCATCGACACGATCGTCAAGACCGCGGCCTACATCAGCGGTCCTGATGCTCAGGCGCCTGCCAAGAAGCAGGTGAGCGTTAACTAGTCAGGTTTTCGGAAGAAGTTGCGAGCGATGGCTTGCATGCGCTCGATTTCTTCCTGGGTCCATTGCTCTCCGCCTCCTAGAGCGAGAGCAAGTACCTCAGGGTCGATGTAGTCGGCGACTTCCCGAATCGTCGGGCCGTTCGCCGCAAGCCACTCTGAGCCGGTTTTCATTTCGCGATTCTACACCCGCCGCCGGGGTTAACGGGCGTTCGAAGCTGCCGCCGAGCTTTCAAATCGGGCGATTCGGTCCATTCCCACGCTAGAGGAAACGATGCAATGAGCACTGAAGCCAGTGAGGCAGTAGAGCGCACTCCCATTTCGCAGATTTTCGCGAAGGGTGCCGTTAGCGAGACAGCGAGCCAGTCCACGGACAAGGGCTCGACGGACGATAAAAGCGCGAAAGCGCCCGCTGCGACGTCGGCAGCGCAGACGACTGAGGCCAAGGACACGGAGGCGGCGAAAGCTGCCAAGCCCGAGAAGCCCGTCGAGAAGACGGAGCCCGAGGCCAAGGATCGTACTCGCGACGAGAAGGGCAGGTTCAAGACCGAAGCGGACGAGCAAATCGCTGGAGCGCAGTCGGCACTGATTGCCGAACGGCGCAAGCGACAGGAGCTCGAGCGGCAGTTACAGCAGCAGCAGACCAAGGCGCCCAAGAAGGACTTCTTCGAGGACCCCGAGGGCGCGCTGAACGAGCGCGACGCCAAGATTCGTGCCGAGCACGCCGAGAAGTTGTTCGCGATGAGCGAAGACCTCGTGCGGGATCAGCACGAAGACTACGACGCGACCGTGACTGCATTCATGGCAGACGCCGAGGCCGATCCCGCGATCGCGACTCGCACGTTCTCCGAGATGCAGAAGGCTCGTAACCCGGCTGCGTATCTGTACAAGGCCGCAAAGCTGCACGGCGAGATGAAGGCGGTCGGTGGGGATCTTGGGAAGTACCGAGAGACCATCGAGACGCCGCTCAAAACCGAGCTCGCCGCTCGCGACGCCAAGATCAAGGACCTCGAAGCCCAACTCTCTCAACTCGGCAAGGTGCCGTCATCGCTCAGCACCGAGCAGTCGTCGACGCGCGCGAGCATCGAGGCCGACAAAGCCTCAACGCCGACGCCCATCGGCCAAGTTTTTCAACCACGCAAGCGGCGAGCCTGAAATAGCGCTCGTTCGCAGGAGCTATTGCAATGGCAGAGACAACCATGAATTCCAACAACGAGGTCAAGAAGTGGGAAAACGACTTCTTCATCGAGTACCAGCGCGACGGGCGGTTCGCGCCCTACATGGGCGAGGACGAGTTCAAGATGATCCAGGTGAAGGACACCTCGGGTCAGGTGAACCGCGATTACTCGATCACGCTCATCAACAAGCTGGTGGGCGCGGGTCGGCGCGGCAAGCAAGTCCTCGTCGGTCACGAGGAGGCGATGGATCAGCGCACCTACGTGCTTCGTCCGGACGTGATTCGTCACGCGGTGCTGCACGACAAGGTGGACGAGCTGTTCAGCGCCATCAGCCTGACGAAGGCCAAGCGCGCGGTGCTGAAGAACTGGTTCGTCGAGGACATGCGCGATGCGGTCATTGACGCGCTCGGTTCGATCCCGGACGCGAGCAACAGCTTCCTGCCGATCCCGTACGCGGATGCCGAGGAAGTGGCCGACAAGGACGTGTGGCTCGCTGACAACTCCGACCGCGTGCTGTTCGGTGCACTCGCCTCGAACAACTCCGCCAACGACCACTCGGCGTCGCTGTCGAACGTGGACGCAACGGCGGACAAGTTCACCAGCGCTCCGATGAAGCTGATGAAGCGGATGGCGAAACGCGCCAACCCGAAGATTCGGCCGATCAAGGTGTCGGGCGATGAGGAGTGGTACGTGGTGTTTGCCGGCTCCTACACCTTCCGCGACTTCAGCAACGACGCGGCGGTGCAGCAGGCGAATCGCGAGGCGTGGCAGCGAGGCGAGGACAATCCGCTCTTTACGGGTGGGGACCTGATCCTCGACGGCTGCATCGTTCGCGAAGTGCCGGAGATCGAGGACATCACGGGTGTTGGTGCTTCAAGCATCAACGTCGGCCCGGTCTACATGTGCGGCGCGCAGGCAATGGGCGTTGTCTGGAAGGAGCGATCGAAGATGATCGAGGATATTTCGGACTACCAGCGCCGCAAGGGCGCCGGGTTCGAGGAAATCCGCGACGTCAAGAAGCTCTTCTTCGGCAAGGGCACCGGCGATCGCGATGACCTCGTTCAGCACGGCGTAGTGACCGGATACTTCGCCAGCGTCGCAGACGCGTGAGGGGGCTGACATGACAGTCGCACTACAAAGTGACATCACCGAGATAGGCGTCAATCAGGGCGACCTCGTGCGGTTCTTGCAGAACGTGCGGGATCTCGTCAACGAGCAGCGAACCGCGTTGGCCACGGCGATGCAGGGGAACTACATCCTGTCGACGCCAGGGCTTGCCGGTGGCAGCAACGCGGACGACGTGGCCAACATCGCGTTTCAGTTCTCCATCGGGGGCGTGGTCTACAACAAGGCCGCGATCACTACGGGCACCGCCCCTGGCAACGATGTCGTGCCGGAGGATCTCTTCGGCGCTGTGGCGTTCGACATCGGGGTCAACGGGACGGTGGACGCGATCGAGGCAACGGACAACGCGACGGGCTATGCGAGCGCGGCACTGGCTGCGGCGGGGCTTCCCGCTGCGGCTGCGGACCACGCACGTATGGGCTACGTGACGGCCACGAAGTCGGATGGAGCGTTCACGTTCGGAACGACGAACTTGAACGCGGCCAACACGACCGTGGCCTTCGTGGAAGGGACCTCGTTGTTCGACGCCGTTTCGGCGAACCTCACGCAATCCGCGCTCACCCTGGCTAAGGGCTAGCGCTCAATCGTTTCAAAGGAGAATTGACAGTGGCAGGCGAAACAACCGCAGTTGCGGCTTCAGCAAGAAAGGCGGGGCACTATCACCCACTCGGTGGCATCGGCGAAACGATGACCAAGGCGTACTTGACGACGGAACTGGAAACCAACGACGTGATGGAGTTCGGGTACATCCCGGCCGGCGTCACGTTGCTCGGTTTCATCTTCAAACCGAGCGATCTCGACACGGGCACGCAGCTCGCGCAGAAGATCACGGTCGGCTCGACGGACGTTGCTGCGTCGCTGACGGGAGGCCAGACGGGCGCCGGCAGCTTCGTGGCGATAACGCCGATGGCCGTTACCGCGCCGACCAAGGTCACGATGACGTGCACGACGGCGGCGCAGACGCCGGCAGCGGGCAGCATCAGCCTCACGCCGGTCTACTCGGCGATCTAGTCTCTGTGCGGTACGTTGGGGCGTCAGCAATGGCGCCCCTTTTCTTTTGAGGAGGTGATCCGTGAAATTCAGGTATCTCGGAGGCTGCGCTGCGGGCTTCGTGCAGTTCGCTCGTGCGAACGAGCCAGCCGTGGTTTTGCCAGAAGGCGAGTCGGTTGACGTGCCGGAATGGCTCGCGGTGAAGCTGAAGACGAACAACCATTTCGAGCTCGTGCCGGATGATGCGGTGCTCGTCGAGATCGGACGCGCTGATGGTGTGGTCGATCAGAACGTCATGCTGCCGAAGCGTCGCGGTCGCAAGCCCAAGGTGACGAGTGACGCCGGCAGCCATTAAGCAAGCCGTGCTCGAGCGGGTCGGGGTTGTGCCTGCGGGCGGTCCCTATCCTGCGGACGAAGTGGCGCTCATCACGCGCAAGTACACCGGCATTCACGCCTTGCTCGTGCGCAAGAAGCTCGTGATCTGGGCTCTATCGGAAAACATTCCTGACGAAGCCCAAGAGCCGCTGGTGTCTATCCTCGCGTTCTCCGTGGCCGCTGAATACGGCGTGCCAGAACCGCGCTATACGCGCCTCCGTCTTGAAGGCTCGCTCGACGACGAGCAACCATCACTCGCTGAACGACAGTTGCGCAAAGCCCTCTCGGGCGCTCCGCATCCTGGCTCGACTCAGCGGTCCGAGTATTTCTGATGCGGCTCCAGTTCGGGCTTGACGCGTTCGAACATCGTTCGAAGTCGATTGCTGCGCAGAGGATCGTCAACGCGTATCTGGAGAAGACGACCGAGAACGCGAACAACCCGATCGCGCTGGTCGGCTCCTATGGAGTCGCGAACCACCTGACGCTCGGCACGGTGGGAGTGATTCGGGGCGGCAAGACCATCAACGACGTGCCGTACGTCGTGTCGGGCGCAGGACTCTACCGAGACAACGGCACCGGCTCTGCAACGCTGCTAGGCACGATTCCGGGCGGTGACCGCGTGTCCATCGCGGGTGACGGGACCAACGTCGCGGTGTGTGCTGAAGGCGTTGTGTACGTCTGGGACGGGGCAACGCTCACGGTCGCGACGACGCCGTTCCCGTTCGAGCAGATCGAATATCTGTCGACGTATTTCGTCGGGATCAGCGACGGTCAGGTGTACGTGTCGGACTCGCTCGACCCTTCGACGTGGAACGCGCTCGACTTTCTGTCGGCTGAAGCCTCCCCCGATGACATCGTGGGGATCATCGTCGAGAAGGGCGAATTGTTCTGTGGTGGGCATGACACGATTCAGGCGTTCTACGTCTCCGACAGCGATGTTCCTCTTGACCGACTGCCGAACGGCATTGCGGAGATTGGACTACTCGCCAAGCACGGCTTCGCGAAGATCGACAACAGCATTTTCTTTCCCGCCACGGACTTCACGGTCCGCAGGCTTGACGGCTATCTGCCGGTCCCGATTTCGACCCCTGCAATCTCGCAGGCGATCGAGGATCTGAGTGCAGCCGAGAAAGCCGACTTGAGCGGCACGACGTGGACCGAGGGCGGGCACAATTTCTACGCACTTCGATCGGCCCGTTGGACGTACGTGTACGACGCATCGACACAGCTCTGGCATCAACGCAAGTCACATGGCCTGGACTATTGGCGGCCGTTGTTCGCGATCACTGCACGTAAGCAGGTTCTCGTCGGCGACAGTACGAGCAACAAGCTCGGGGCGCTCTCGGCTTCGACGTTCACCGAGTGGGACGAGCCGGTAACGATGCTCGCGACCTGTAACGTGCCGGAGCAAGACGGAAAGCCTGTCTTTGCGCCGATGCTGGAGCTGATGTTCGA